CTAAACCAGATCCTGCGCCATCCACAGTTTTTAGTTTAGTCAAATCGTCGGCAGCGTTATATTCCGTAGCCGTTAGCTTTGTTGCTATTTCGTTGTTTAATGCTGTAAAGTTATTGTCCACCTCAGCGTTGGTTAGTGGACTACCCTTTACCGATCTTAGCGTTAATGTCGCCATTGTTATCCCTTATCTTTCAGGTCTATTATTTATCAGTGCAAATAGCATCTGCTTTATTTCACTGAGTTCATTCTTAAGACTATTTATTTCTTCTGCTTGTTGAGCCATCTCTTGCTTGGCTTTTTTACTCTGCTCTCTACGACTCAGATAGTTTTCGTAGTCAGCACGGTTTGTGTTCAAGATAGCCCCAGAGGACATATCTCGAACCAAACCATCTTTATCTTGAATCTCAATCAACATAATTAAGCGCAAGCAATAATACGCAGGTCTTTAATTCTAGGAACTGCAGAAGTGTTTGCAGATTTCATAACGATCTTAACTTGAACAGCATCAAAGTCAGCGATATCGCCAGTAGAGTAGTTCATATCAATAAACTGATTAGAACCAACCTGAACATAAGTCACTGGAGCATCTGGGTTCAATAGTGTGTAGTTAGTGTTGTCGAACACTGCAGTAGAACCAACAGTATTCACACGGTAGTAAACTTCGATTGCAGCTTCGGCAGGAATGCTTGCAGCGAAACGTAGTCTCAAGAAGTTAGAGGCATTCGCCAGATTAACTCTCTTAGTTACGTACTTGCTGATGCTAGTGCTGTCGCTTGGTGCAATTTCAGAAACAAAGATCTCACGTTGCTTGATAGTGATAGCAGTACCAGCAGTTTCAGTAGTGAACGTAGTATTTAGAGTAACTGTAGTAGTGCTTCCATTGTCGCTAACTGCAGTGATCAAGAAAGTGCCATTGTTTGCTGCGTTGGAAGAACCAGAAGTAGTCAGGTACTTACCAACAGAAACTGTCTGTAGAATACCACGAGCAGTTGCGTTCACAGTAGTGATAGTGCTTCCGCTGAAAGCGATAGTAGTGTTGGCAGACAACAAAGTATTTTCGTCCAAAGAACCCACGTTTACATTAGTCTCAGTTGGGTTGTTAACTTTATTGTTTACAACAACCAAGCTAGTGCGTTGTGTATCCAAGATTGGAGAAACAGAGTCGTTGGTAGTCTTCATAGTTACGTTGAATGTCAACGACTTGGCGCCACCAAGACCATCAGGAGCAGCTTGGTTCTCATTCACTTCAGATGCAATCATCTTAGGTGCATAGAACTGGTTAGTTTCATTTGATAATACATCAATGAAAGTGCTATCCTGAGCATAAGCAGTTTGAGTAGTGCTATCAACAGACTTACCAGAAGTACCCTTCAATCCAAATGTAGTCATTGTTTCAGAGAAAGTCTGAAGTTGAACAGTTGGGTGAACAGAATCGAACTGTAGGTTGCGAGTTGCACGCATTGTAGAACCACCAGCATATCCAGTGGCAGTTGCAGCAGTGGCAACAGTAACGCAATAAGAGTCCATATCAACATCACTGATAACGTGAGTTGTGTATAGCTCAGTAGTAGGAATACCATTCACAGGTACAGTATACTTGAACGAACCAGCAGTTACCGCTACAGCACCGTTAGATGCAAACGCAGCAGTAGTGTTGTTAGTGATGCTAGCTACCTTACCGATGTAAGCGCCAGTGCTGCTGTAGATGATAGAACCAACAGACAACTGAGTAGTGAACGATGTTCCGCTACCAGTCAAAGCAGTAGTTGATACTGAAGTAGTGATAGTTCCAGTGCCGTTGTAACCAGTTAGCTTTTCTGTAGTTAGGTCAGAAACCACTACACGAGAACCAGTCGGCATGCCGTGGTCACGCTGGTAGATACGGAACTTAGTCACGCCAGCGCGAGTCTCGATTGGATCGATGTCTAGACGTTGGTACGGTAGAGCATCATTCACGAACTCGATATCGGCGATAGTATTAGTTGCAAACTTGGCACGATAGATCGTGAACTTCAAGTCTTGCATTTGATCAGCTGTCCAAGTAGATGCGTTCTGAGACTTGAAGAATACACCGTTGTATGGTTGCTCAGAAATAGTACGACTAGATCCTGGAATCAAATCGCCAACTTGAGAGATCCAAACTTTGTAGTTGTTTGAGTCAGAAGAAAGAACGATTGCGTACTCAGCATTGTCCTGAACATAGACAGGAGATGGGAAAGTGAAAGTAGTTGGAGTGTCGTACTTTGGAGTAGAAACACCATCAACATCAACCATGTTAGTTGACAACACAACTTGTTCTGGCTTCAAAGAAACTTTAGAGAACGGTAGAACCAACTTTCCTGGATAACCGTTAACAACTTCACGGATTTCCATGTTTACTGGAATCTTGCTATCTTTAGACGCAAAGAAGATGTCAATCTTAGACAAGAATGCGCCACCCTTGTTCTGTACAAGGAAAGTCTGAGCCAGTGGATCCCACCAACCAGTATCGGCAACAACACGCTCAGAAGTAGCAACAATAACACGTGGATTATCAACAACTTGCTCTTCAACAAGTTCAGCGTTACGCACAGCGTTAACAGTTTGTTGACGAGTTTCTAGAATACCAGAAGCACGGTAGATCTGACGACCACGTGAAGTGAATGAACCAGTTGCATCATTAACGTCTACCAACTTGAATTCACGGTTACCAGTACGGAAACGGATAGATTCAGTCTGAGGGATATTGAACAACAAGTGCACATCACCACTGAAGTTAGTGATCAAGTTTCCACCAACAGTGCCAGCAGTCACAGAACCAAATGTTCCACGTGCAGCAGAAAGAGAACCAACTAACTGCTCAGAAGCAGAGAAAGTGCCTTTGATGTTATGAACAAACAAAGAGTATGTAGTAGTATCTGGGTTATACTCAGTACCAACCACAACTGCAGTTGCTCCAGAAGTTTGACCAGTGATAACATCACCCTTGTTCAAACACACTTGAGAGTCGCCATTGATACGGCGAGCAGTATCAGAAGACAAACCACCAACGTTGGTAGAAGTATCGAAAGTTCCAGTTACTGGAGTGTAAACAATCTTAGATGCAGGAGTACAGTAAGCACCGATAGCTACATCATCAAAGAATGGATAGAAGCGAGTAGATGGCTTCAAACCACGAACTTGAACTAGTACGTTACGGCTACGGATGTAAGGGATAGCTGCAGTAGAAAGAACACGGTCGCCAACAACTTGCTTGTCAATCTTAGCAACGATAGAAGTCTTAGTTCCAGTACGAGATTGACCAATTTGTTGAGCTTGGTATTGAACAGTTACTTGGCGAGCATTGTCGATCTGGTTGTTGTTACCAACACCGAAACGTGCACGCATATCTTCAATAGAGATACGCACATCACCTTGACCAGATGCCCAGTTGTCACCAGCAGTGTATACAGTGCTACCAGTTACGTATGGAGTACCATACCATTGGTTCTGCCATGCGTTCCAAACAGTTCCAAGAACACCAGCTTTCTGAGCCACGTTCTTGATAGTGTTAAAGTTACCTTCAACTTCAACGATCAAATCTGGACGACGATCAACTTCAAACCAGTCATCAGTTGCTGGGTTCAGAGTTACGTTACCCAAGAAAGTGAAGATAGCGAATGGGTTAATGTTTTCTAGACGTGAAGCATATTCTTGCTTGACTAGAGGGATGTGGTCGATAACTGGTAGAGTGATAACATCACCGTACAGTTTGTAGTTTGCAGCATTACGTTGTGCAAGAGTAGAGTTCTTCTCGATCAAGTTCACGTTCTGCATTGAGAAGAATGGGCGCAACTCGCCTTTCTCCATATCAATAGAGCACAAGTAATCAGCCGAGTTAACATCACCAGTATTGTGACCAGTGAAGTTGTCTACAATAAAACCATTCTTGAAGCGAGACTCTCCAGTAGCATCAACGATGTCAAGAGATTCAGTTTGCTGTTCAAGCAATGATAGTGAAGTGTAGTATTCAAGGTTATCGATACGCTTTTCTAGCTTACCGATATCACGCATTGTGTAACGCTTGTTGTCTACAGACTTGATAACAA